GTTTTCTTGTATGACTAGCAAGAGTTCCTAAAGTCTTATGAATATTCATAAGACTTTTTGAAAAATCTAAAGAACTACCTCTCTTAAAACCTTCCGCAGAGATGACTGTTTTTTTCAGTTGTGAGTCTAAATCTGATAGGTCTTTAGAAGTGGGCATTGTTCATTTGTTGTCTTTGTTTTGATTCTTCTTCTTCAAGATGTTGCTGCAATAATGTTACATAAACATCTCTTTCCCAAGGGATCATATTTTCAATCTCCCATAATGAATATTTATGATACTGAATCAAAGAAAAGTTAAGACGATAATAGTTCTCTAGGTCCATATGGACCAGGGCTATGCGAAAAAAGACGCTAATCCCTCAAGAACAACTTCACTTTCAACGCCTGTTTTTGGATTTTTGACTTTCAACTTATGAGACAGTTTTGGCATTGTCTCAAAGAAACTCTCAATGTCTTTGAATTGAGAAGAATTCATTGACTCCAGAAACTCAGTAAGTTCTTTCTTCGTTACATCACTAGAAGACCAAACTTCGTCTTCCGTAAAGATTTTTCCAATACAAGATGCAATCAGTTCAAATGATTGATCCATTGCACTCTTATCATCAAAATCAAAATTATTTTTAATAAACTGATCAAGTGATGGATACTTCATTTCCATCATGATAGAATCGTCCAGTTTAATTTTATTAGAATGTTCTTCGTTCTTTTGAACTTTAATGGAATCCAAATCAATTTTTACAGTTACTTGAGTCTCTTCATCATCAGGACAAATAATATTAACTTCAATCTCTTCCCCAACAGACTTACCGCGAATGTTTAAAAACAAATATTCAATATCAAAAGTTGGGAGTTCTTCTACCTTAACCCCTTTTGTTAGGATACAGTTTTTAATAACGCTTTTAATAGCAGTTGTAATTTGCCTTGTATCTTCACTCTCCAAAGCAATTACAAGAAGTTTTTCTTCTTTAACTAGAAAAGGTCTATATTGAATTGTCTCTCCTGTTGATGGCAATTCAAGTTCATAAGTTGGTGTAGCAATCTTAGGTAAAGGCATAATGTCCTATAGAATGTTTCAGTATGATTATTTATTATGCAATATTTGAGTTAGCTCCAACAGTAAATCCAGAAACAGTATTGCCCGAAGCATTTGCAGCTGAAGTAGGAACACCACCAACATTCAATGAGGAAGATGTTGACAAGGCACCAGTTCCAGATAAGTTGGTAGATGTGGTATTGAAGTTTGCTTGTTGTGCTGGTGTTGCTGCAGTAAATGTTGCATCTCCAGTAGAGTTAGAGGAACCAGAACTTGATCCAACAACTTGATCATTTGCTGATAAAAGATATCTCGTGTAAGTCATTGAAACAGTACATTTTAATAAAGAAGAAGAATCATATGATACTGGCATTGAAGAAATAGATATTGGATAGCAATTTATGAATTGATATAGTAATGGTTTTCCTGTATAGTTTCCATAACTTGTAGTATAATCTGAAGTTTTAACACTACTTTTAGAAGTTCTTTCAAACTTTGTTATTGTTATAGTTGATTTATTATACTCATCAGGATACCTAACTCTATAAAAATAATTTGAATCCCCACTTCCAGCGCCTTTATCATCCTGACCTGTTATACTTTCATCAACAATAAACTTGATCCAGGTTTCAAAAAATCTAATCGGCATATAATTTTCAGCATCAACATAAAAAGTCAAATCAATTCTATCATCATATATTCTTCTATATGCATGTCTCTCCGTTACACCAGTAAAGTCACTATTAATTTCTAAAGTAGCAAGAGAAGAACCTGGTAATGTTGCTTCACTGCACATCAAGTTTAAATTTTCTTGGATGTATCCTACTTTATTGTTATTCAAAAAATCGGTAAATTTACTTCCAAGTGCTGATGTATTAATCTCAACCAGAAAATGAGAAGTTAGTGCTGGTTGCAAAAGAGCACTAGTAATATCAGAAACAGATTTAAATGCTGGTTTAGGCATCTATAAATACTTTTTGACCCGTTATATTATGTATAAGGATAATGGCAGAAAGTATTAAAAGCAAATACAAACCATCATATCCAAAAAAATATAAAGGAGATCCCAACAACATCATTTGTAGAAGTAGTTGGGAGAGGAGATTTTGTACCTGGTGTGACTTGAATGAGAATATAATTGAATGGGGAAGTGAAGAATTTTATATTCCATACATATCTCCGGTGGATAATAGAGTGCATAGATACTATCCAGACTTTATTATTAAGGTAAAAGAAAATACTGGTAGAATTAAAACTTATATTATTGAAGTAAAACCAAAGAAACAGACTGTGCCACCAAAACAAAAGTCAAGAGTAACTAAATCATATCTTCACGAATGCAAAACTTATGCAGTAAATCAAGCGAAATGGAAAGCTGCACAAGAGTTTGCTGAAGATAGAATGATAGAGTTTAAAGTCATCACCGAAGACGAGTTGGGTATACGTTAATGGCAGAAGGCTTTGGTAAGTATGTAGGAACAGGAACAGTAAGAACTAAAGAACTCTTGAAGAGAGTTGATAAATCTGGTACATCAGATCCAGAGGAAATCATGATGTACATTATGGATATTTTTAAAGAAGAAGTTTTATATCCAGAACCAGGTAAGTTTTATACGTTTGTTTACAGACCAAAGACTCCAGACATTGAATATGACCAACACCCACTCATCGCATGTACTTCATTAGAGAGATGGGGTTTTAAAGGAATTAATTTTCACTGGAGACAAGGTAGACAATATACCTGGGAAGAAGTTGTTGGTAAACTTCATGTTGTCAAATACAATGAACTTGATGAATTACTTAGTCTTCAGTATGGAAAATTCCGTCTAAATAAATAAAAACCTTCTGTCAATGTCATACGGGGAACCTGGTAAGAATACATTTACTGTACCGGGAGTTGGTGGTATTCTTTCACCAGTTGTAGATGAAAATACTGGAGTAACTCAAATTTATAGACAAGATGCTTTTCTACAATTTAAAAGCTTAGGAACATATAATCCAAGTACAAAATCATTTACTGCAGACGAAAATGCAAACTTGACTGATGCTGAGAAAACAGCATTTTCACAAACATCAAACTTAAATACAATTAGTAAGAAAGGTCAAGAAGCAACAGAAAAGGGAGTTATTGCTGCTGGTGGAACATCAGAGCAAGCAACAGCAAAATCAAGTTCTTTATTTTCACCAAATGCCGCAAATAAACCAGAAAGTCCTCCTGCAGAAGGCAGTGAAACATTAACTGCGGACCAAGAAAAAGATATAGGTACAACAGCAAAGGATACAAGAAAAGCATTTAGTCAAGACTTATATTACCCACTGACATTAAAAAAAGAAAAACAAGATGTCCTCAAAATAGATATGGTGGAGTATAGACCAACACCACTATCAACATCAAGTGCAAGCGGTTTTGGTTCCAAATCTGAACAAAAAGTTATAGGAACAGTTCATCTACCAATCCCAGCAGGCATATTAGATTCAAATGGAGTATCTTGGCAATCAGATGAAATAAATCCATTACAAGCTGCTGGTGTCAATTTTGCAACATCAGCAGTAACAGGTGGTGGTGCAGCTGCAGCAAAAACTGCTGAAGGTATAGTTAACACCGCTGGACAACAAACTGATGCATTAAAAACAACTCTTGCTGCGAAAATTGCTGAAACAGTAACTGGAACCAGTAATATTTTATCAAGAACAAAGGGGGTTATAACAAACCCAAATATGGAGTTGATCTTCAACGGACCACAACTTAGACAATTTGCATTTACATTTAAGTTAAGTAGTAGAAGTAGCAAAGAGTCTGAGATGATTCGGTCTATAATTAGATTCTTCAAGCAAGGAATGGCAGTTCAAAGAAGTGCATCCAATTTATTTTTAAAAGCACCAAATACATTTAAACTAACTTACAAACACCAAAATGAAGATCATAAGTACTTAAATAAATTTAAAGAATGTGCGTTAACAAATTTCTCTGTTGATTACACACCAGAGGGCCAGTATGCAACATTTACTGATGGTGCAATGGTTTCTTATCAGATTACATTACAGTTCCAAGAACTAGAACCAGTCTTTAATGATGATTATGGCAACAGTGGTAATGAATTCCCAGATCCAGATATCGGTTACTAAAGATGGCAAGACCTTATTTCAGACAAGTTCCAAATTTTGAATATCCAAGTAGACTTCCAGATTCTAAACTACAGGAGTATATTTCTGTAAAGAATCTATTCAAGAAAGGAAAACTACGTGAAGATATTTTAGACAATATTTCTTTCTTCACCAAGTACAAAATTATTGGTGACGATAGGCCAGACAATGTTGCAAATGAAGTCTATGGAGAATCAACTCTTGATTGGGTAGTTCTACTATCAAATAACATTGTTAATATTCAATCAGAGTGGCCTATGACACAAAATGCTTTTGATAGATATCTTGTTGATAAGTATTATCAAGTAGGAGATACTGAAGAGGATACTTACAACAGAATCTACAATGGCATTCATCATTATGAAACAGAGGAAGTTAAGAACTCAAGAGGAATAACTATTGTTCCTGCAGGTCTTCAAGTATCTTCTCCCTATAGTGTAAATTACTTTGACTACTATACCGATCAACAAATTGACAGCGGAGACATTGCAGTTCCTGTTACAAACTATGAGTATGAAGAACAGATAGAAAACAATAAGAGAAACATTTATATACTTAAACCAAGATATCTGAATATCGTATATGATGATATGGTTGATATTATGACATATGGAAAAGGTTCCAGTCAGTATGTGACTGGAACCCTTAAGAGAGCTGACGATATTAGACTGACAAGTTAATCACTCTTCAGCAAGACGCTGGAAATAAGACAGAGCATCATCTTCGTCTTCATCATTAGAAGAACTTACTTTAGGAAGTTCAGGTTCGGGACGACGTGAAGTAAAGTCGGGAGTATAAGAACCACGATCATTATCTTCATCATCAACTTCTTCATCCAGACGAGGACGAGGAGCAGACTTTTGACCCAGAACATACTTCAGACGCTTTTCAAGTTCTTCATAAGACTTGAATTGGTCAGGAGCAGTTACAGCAGCCAAAGAATATTGCTTCTTCCAAACTGCTTCGAGTGCATCGTCATCTTCCAGGAGAGGAGAAACACGATCAAACTCAGACTTATCATAGTTCCAGTAACCATCCTTCTTCACCAGTTTCAGTTTGAAGTTAGCACCTTGCCAGAAGTCAAAGGGATTGATAGGGGTTTCATCTTCAAACTCAGGTTGCATAGCTTCCATGATCTTATCAAAGATCTTCTTACCATACTTGAACAGGAAGACTTTACCTTCGTTAGAAGGATTAGCAGGATCCTTTACAACATAGATGTTGCTGTAGTAAGACAGTTTGCGCTTCTGCTTACGAACAGTTTCTTTATCCTTTTCACTACCACTGTTCCAGAGTTCACGATTGTACTCTGATACAGGATCTTTCTGACCAGTTGTAGTCAGAGAGTTTTCAATATACCAACCACCAGGGCCTTGGAAGGCATGAGTATAGAGTTTTGCCCAGGGAAGTTCTTCACCTTCAGGGGCAGGGAGGAAACGGATGACTGCAAAACCGTTTCCAGTCTTGTCCATTTCGGGTTTCCAGAGACGCTCATCTGCGCCGCCAGAAGTATTGCTCATCTTCTCTACTTCCTTTACCAGTTTGGAAGTCAGTGAACCAAGAGAAGATTGCTTCTTGAGATCTGCAAAAGACATTAGATTACCTCGGATTGTGTACGGATTTGGCTTTTGTGTACTTCGTTATTCTACCAGTCGGAACCGGTCTTGTCAATCTGGTCCTTCATCGCTTCAAGCATCTTGGACATGTTGTTAAGTATCACATTCATATCAACTCCAGGTGGAAGGCCCATCATCGTTGCTGAATCTGAGATACGTTCTTTCATTTCCTTTGCTTGTGGGTCATCAGATAGACTCAAGCGAGTGTAAAGAACTTTCTGTTTATCAAGGAGTTTTTCAAGAAGAGCAACATGCTTAAGTTTATCCTCACGAGACATAGATGGAAATTTAAAAACACTTTGGTAAACTTCTTCTTGTAGTTCACCGATTTCAACCATCTCTGCCCGAACAACTTCGGAATTAAAGAAACTCATTTTTCTCCTAGAACAACTTCCTTAATAATATTTTTATAACGCTGTACATCAATATTTAGAAATGAAGAATATTTTTTTATTCTCATACTGACGGTTTCCCACACTGGGTCTTGTAACTTCTTATCAAAATCTTTCCCGAACAGGAATATTTTGTCGTATATCACCAGTGTTTCAGGGCTAATCTTCCCGTTCAGGAAATTTTTTAAGACTGGAGGATGACCCTTTGAACAATCAAATACATCATCTACTTTTCTATCTTCAAACAAACTTTGAGTTTCTTCTTTAAAGATATAGGAGAGTGATTGATTTCTTTTTTTCCATGCCTCATATCTACCTTCACCCTCTCTCATCATTTCTCCAATCCAAAGTTTACTTGGATCTGTACAGGTGACAAAATTTGATACGAAGAAGTCTACAATTTCTTGATCGGTCTTTTGTCTTGCAACACGTTCAAACCAGAAACGATCTTTACGTTTGTAAAATGATTGTACGGTAGCACGACTTTTACCACAGTACTTGTGATAATCATATTTGTCTTTTGTAAAATGATTTTTTAAAGACAAATAACAACGATAGGCATCAACAGGCATCATTCATCAAAGTGGTAGTTTTGCTCTAGAGCTTCTCTTTAGAAAGTTTAACTCCATTGCTTCATACTTAATTTTTTCTTTCAATGGTTTAGAGATGAGTTTAGGAACGGATTCCACATCAATATTATTCTGTTCGCAGAAATGAATTATCGCTTCGATATAATTCATATCCGCGTTCGTCTGAACTAAAGATTCAATCTCTTGAGCAAATCTTGATGGGCAGAAAAATTTGTTTTCTAAAACTTTCTCTAATTCATTCTCCATCTGACCTAGTATTGTGATGTACAAATTCTTTAATATAACGAACTAATAGTTTAATATAATCCCCTTTGTTTCTTTTGTCAAATACTTTAACTTCGCCACTTGGAGTAACCATTAAAGTAATCAACTTCTTGATGGGGATTTCAGTCATTTCATAATACGCAGAAGCATAAAACATTTCTTGAACGAAATAGTTTTCAATCCATTCTTCTGGTTTGATTTTAGTTGAGGTTTTAAAGTCTATGACTGCAAGTTCTCCTTCATATTCGGCAATGCAATCAACTCTACCAGCGAGACCAAAAAATTCTGAATAGAGTGTGCGTTCAATCGCATGAATATTATTTATCTTATCAAGTTCAGGTTTGATATGATAGAACATAAACTTTGTCATGGGTTGATAATCATCCCAGTTTAGTTCTTTATTCTCAAGATAATCCTGACAGACTTGGTGAAAGTCAGTACCTCTTGCAGTTGCTTGACGTGTGATTCGATTTGCTTCTTCAAGCCCAACACGTTCTCGCCATTTCACAAAGATCTGACGGTTATAGAATGAAGTGACAGAAGTAATAGAAGGCACCCATGCTCCACTAGGAAGATTGTAGAGACGGATGCCATTTGTTTCTTTCTTTTCTAATTCAATATCACCCAAGTAATTATGATGAATAAAACTCATACTCCGATTTCCATTTTAGCCAGAATGTATTCTTTCACCAATCCAGAGCGAACAATATCTTCAACTCCAAATTCAATAATATCAATTGAAGGCATAATACGAAGTACTTTCATGAAATCAACAATTCCATTCTTCTCATTCGTTTTAATAAGATCTGATTGAGTAGCATCACCACAGAACATGATCTTACTATTTTCACCTACACGAGTAATTATACTATCAAGTTCATGATAATTCAAGTTTTGGAATTCATCTACAATAATGATTGCATTGTCCAGAGTAGTTCCGCGAATAAAAGAAGTAGACCAAAAACTAATCGTTCCTTGAGTTTTGAGGTTCCCATAGAGCATTTCGAAATCTGATTCTGTTGGCAACTCAAACATGTACTTTACCATATTCTTATATGGAATTTGATAAAGAGAGGACTTATCCTCATGATCACCCGGAAGAAAACCAATTTCCCTAGTTGCCACAAGGGAACGTACAATATAAATTTTTTCGTAAGGGGATCTTTCGTCAAGTACATCTCTCAGTGCATTATAAAGAGTGATGAAAGTTTTACCTGTACCAGCACATCCATATGCAACAATGTTTTGATCATTCTTGTAGCAACGGAAAAGCTCTTTTTGGTTTTCGGTTAAAGGTTCAACCGTTCGCATTAACTCTAGGTTAATCGGCTTCTTTCTTTTCATCTGTTTGTTACTCATTCCAAATGGAACGGGAGACTTTGGAGTGTTTCTTTTTGCTGGCATGTTTAAACTCAAATCGGTTTTACTTTGGATCCTGGTGCTTTTGATGCTGCATGGAGAACGTCATTCCATCCTGGATGTGACTTCTTTAGTCTATCATAGACTTCACCAAGCTCTCCAGATGAAGGACAGGTTGTTGGATCAGACCAATCCCTATCCCAATCTGGATTATCTTTTTTCCATTGATCCCAATCGTGTACGCTCAGTGTTACTTCTTTCTGTTCGCCAGTTTGTTTATTAATAACAGGATACGTTGCCATAAATTACATAAAACTATAAGGATATTTATTCAATAGTAATTGAAGGTGCATCCACACAATCAGTACATCCTTCACGAGTCCAACCAAGTGCTTCAGATACTGCAGGGAACTGACAAGTAAAAATACAACGTACTAGTTCTGCAATCTCCATATGTTCTTTCTGTGTACCATGTGCAGAACGAAGATCAATATAGTGGATCCATGACCTTACAGAGCCAGTCATATAGAGTCTTGTAGGCGTCGCTAGAGGCAGTACAAACCTTGCACACTCCTTTGCCACACCCTTCTCTAGAAGGCGGTTGTAGAGGCGCAGAGACTGCTCAAAGTGAACGCGAATATCTTCAAGCAAAGTCAGTTTGAGATAATCAGGCATATCATCAATACTATTCTGACGATTCTTAGTATCCTGACGACGTAGTTCAGGAAGAGGAATAGTATTGTTTAGAAGATTTGCATCAGCATATCGTTGTGAAAATTCTTGATATGTAAATGAGCGGTGACGCAAAATCTGAGCCGCGATACCACGAGTAGTATTAATCTCTACTGTCATGGTTGCTTGCTCAAAGATGCTCCAGTGTTGATGTTGAATACAATACTTGAGCAGTCCAGAGAACTTTTCATTCTCTTGATTAGCAGGATTACTCACCCTAGCACAGTAAGCCATATGCTTCTCTGCATCTGGAGTAACACTGATGAGTTTTACTTCTGGTTTCATAAACTCAAAATCAGTCGGGATATCCATCATCGTCTCCATCATAAAATACTTCGTCGTAATCTGTAAGATAAGGTGCTACTTCTTCGTAACTATTTTTGTATGCATCTGTATCAGAATAAATCTCTGACTTTAGACATTCTACCAGAGACTCAAGGTTTCTGACAATTAGCTTAAGTTTCTCTTTATCCATTCATATGAACGCTGACAAAGCTAATTATACATAAAAAAAGAGAGGGAGTCAACCCTCTCTTAAAATTCATTTACTCAGCAACAGAACTTCTAGATAGATCAAAAAAATGAATGCTGTTGATGCCCCAGTGATAGCGGCAATCGTAGCAATCATTTTCCTGCTCCTACATTTACAAGCAATGCTTGGTGACGGCGTTGTTCTTTTTGCTTTTGCTCTTTAATGAGCTGAAGTGCGTTGAGTTTTTTCATTTGTGTCCCTCCTTTACAAACTTAACACCACGATAGGTTTCGTCGTATTGTTGGGGTTGTTGCATCATCTGCTGTTGATACTCCAGACGCTTCTGGGTATCATACTCTACACCGCGATAAACTACTTTAGACATTAGGATTTCCTCCAGAATGAGATTTTTAGGCCCCGTTCCTTCGGGCGGTTTGCGTTCGCTATTTGCGAATAGCGAATGAACGTCCCGTTCCGCCGTCCTACTTGCGTCCAGTTTCCTGGATGAACGTAAGGTTATTATAAACCTGTTGCTCTATATAGGCAAATAGTTTTGTAAAATGTGATACAATTTTTAATCTCTCTGTCTCCAGTCATCTGGTTTATCTCCAGAAAAAAAATCGATTATATCATCTGCACTAGTAAATCCTGTTCGATGATTTGATGGGTCTGGATCACCTAGATCCAAAGCATTCATAAAATCATCGAGACTACCTTCTTGCATATTAGGATTAGCTGCACGGCGTCTTGCTTGTCTTAAAAGAGTTGCCGCTGAACGATTTGCCTTCGCTAATTTTTCTGCCCATATCATATCACTTAACTCTACAGATTCGCCTTGTACAATTCGTTCACAGATTGCTTCAAGGCGAAGACGGTATTGAGTAGAGAGCATATACTTCTCCAGATATAGTGTATTTAGTTAACGCTCGATATAACTCAAGGTATGATCTTGAGCGTAAAGTTGATGAATGATCATATCACATCCAATCTTTGGATTACAATCGCCGCAAGTATAAACGTCAACTGCTGCTTTACCTTCTTCAGGCCAAGTATGAATACTAATATGACTTTCAGACAACAAACAAATTACAGTGACTCCTTGTGGTTCGAACTTTTTTGAAATGGTTTGAACCACAGTAGCTCCACTTGCAATTGCTGCATTTTCTAGTAAGTCTATAAGACAACGTTCATCATCCAAAAGAACAAATGAACATCCATATAGATTAAGTAAATAATGTTTTCCCATTTATCATGGATTCTCCTGTGCTTCTTTAATTAATTTGCTTACATAATTTTCGGTTCCATCTAAAGTTTTGACTTCAAAAATAGGGGACCTTTGATATTTTTTTATCTTCTTATATTTCTTTAGAAGTTTTTTTACTTCATCTTTGTAAATAGCAACTTCTATTTTCTCTTCACTAAATCCTTCGCTCATCTTTTTTTCTTTTTATCTGGTTGCTTATATCCCCAAAGTTTAGGGTTGGTTCTTCCATATCCAAAATCAATTTTTTCAACTACACCAGGACCATACTTGTC